CACAGCGGGGTCACCCCCGCTCAGCAGTTCATCGCCAACGCCATACAAGCATGCTTGTATGTCGTCTCGTGTATGAGCGAACCGAGAAGGGCTGATAAACGCCCTCCGGTAACCAATTCGGACTAAGCGTGCGATCAACGATAGAAGAAGTGCAGCCTTCGACAAAATAACGAAGGAGCATTTCCCAACCGCTAATCTCACGCCGTACCTTTGGTGCTATAGGAACTAAGACTCTGTATTCTCGCCTTTGCAAACGAGAATTGAATCGAGTTCTGATAGGCATACAGTTATCAGTTGCCTGGCGTAAGCTAGGACAAGTCAAACCGACTTGTTCTTGGCTCGGAATAACGGGATAAACTCCCGTTAGCTGTTGTACGAGTTTATCGTATACACCGAAGCAACGTCTATCATAGAAGGAATTAGCGTAGCTAATCCAACTAGTATAGACGTCCGCGCTGGGTGATGATGACCATACCGTGCGCAAGCGCACTGGAGTGACAGGTTCGCCTTTGAAGGCATCCATGCCACAGGATTCCCTAAAGAATCCGTTAGTACAGCTCTTATCGCGGTTAACTTTTAACCCAAACGATTCGAGCACTTCGATAGCTCTCGCGGATTGCTCCGTAGGTACTATCACATCATCACCATACACATGTATCTTGCCAGTAGCCCGATACTTTGGGCTAAGACAAGATGCGTCTCCCAAACCTGCCCTAAGTAGGGCCCATATCGTTAACGCCATAACGGGAAAGCATAACGCTGATCCCATTGGGGCATATTTCGATAAGGGAAGTATCCTACCATCCGGCAGTTCAGTTGACCGACTACGAGCTGCATCCAAAGCAATAAAGACATGCTCAGGAAACAGCGCGCGAACCAGATCAAGATGAACGCGATCACTGGCCTCTTTTAGGTCGAGTGTCGCGTACCGACCAGTCAGGGACCCAAGTAGGGCACCCTTCTGGTTTGGTACTTGATCTGTGAAGTAGATTTCGTACCTCGTAAGAGGATGCGATTCTACCAACTGATATATGGCCTCGCGAAGCCCTTGTTGGACCCATTGGAAATCCACGGGTTCACAAGAGATAAGACGAGGTCCGCGACTATCTTTAGGAACAAGGAGAACCTTGGCCGGATAGTCTTTGCTTGACAAGCGATCAAACTTGTCAAAAGAATCACATACGTGTCCTAAAGATGAACAAAAGAACTCATCTAAGGGATATAGGTCTGTGATCCTCGAGCTAATATTAGTCCATTGATACTTCTCCCAAAGCCGCTGCTTAGTTGCAACGACTCCAGGTCCGTGTCTAGGGACTATATCGGACGCATCAAAGTTAGAGAATACTTTCGCAAGTAGAACTCTAGCTCTGCGTGCTATTTCGAGATCAGTGCGGCACATGCCACATTGGTTTCGAGTATTAGCAATACCACCGAGAAGTTCGGCTAATCGCCGAAATCGAGGTGTTTGTTCAGTCAATTCACGTTCAGCTTCAATGAACTGATCGAGAACTGTTTGTTCTTGGTCGGCAGTGTACGGGAGTTCGTACTTATAATATAAGTAGAGAACTTGCCGCAACCACTTGACGCTGGATACACATGGCTCTAGAAGGGGTCTTCCAGAACGATCCAGTACTTGTTGGAACAGCTCACCCAGAAACCTGGGAAGCTGAGTGCCAGGAAGGGGTTTGAATCCCAACTTGACACAGTCCAATGGAGTATCGGTAGATAAAGCCTTATCGAGCGCTTTACCTAGTTTTGGAAGAGTTTTCGTTAGAAAACTCAATCCTTCTTTAAGGCAGCGACGTCTGACCTTGTTTATCGTCAGACGGGCAGCCCGTGTGTTGAACACAGCCCCATGCATCAATGAGATGTCATGAAGCAGTGTAGCGATGATTTCAACTTCATCTAGGCTCTTATTGGTTTCCATAAGGTAAACCTCCTAGAGCATGCACTCACTTCATGACAAACTACCACGCAACATGCCAAAACAAAACAAGGCAATATCGCGCGATACGTTTCTCCCCGACAAACCCATTGGCCAGACTCGACGAAACTTTCGTGTCGTACGAGTAACTGGTAATGTGTCGGACGTTACGTTCGCGACAGGTGTACATCGTGAAAACACCGAACTTCCTGACGAGATTATCGCTCCTGTCTCTTTAATAGAGATTCGGAGCGGTCGCGTCAGAGTTCGGGCAGCACGACGTTTCCACCGACAATACTCAATAGTTATTTGAGCACTGCGAGAACAAAGAACCATTAACCATTACGTAACTGCAGTTTGTTAAGCTGCAGTTACGGCCTAAATCTCAACCTGAGATTGTCGGCGCCATTACGGCTATTGGTTAGTTCTGTCAGGGATTTCCATGACAGGAAGGTTCGTAGGTTCTCCGAACGGATAAGAAACGGAGAACGTTAAGACCATTCGTCTATACCAGTCAGACTTGCATCCGATTAGGACACAAGCTAAGACCAGCATAGATAAAACAATCATAACGTGAACGGCTCTTTTCATAAGATCTCAGAGAGATCCATTTAAAAGAGCCACAGCGCCGTTACCGGTGCCATCGTACAAAATAGTCGTACTTGCCCCAAGTGAGGCAAGAAACGACATATTATTGGCGAGGACATGCGTCGGCTCTCCCAGCGTGTCAAGGTGTCCAATAGGGATCACCATGACAGTATAGGCAGAGATGGTAATAGGAGTAATAGCGTCAACCTCCGAGATGATGGTTTTATCAAACCTCATCATGGAACGACGTACTAACTTAATACCACTACCGCTCTCCTGATGAGAAATAATCAGGCGATGCGGCAGACTAGGGGTTTCGCTAACTTTAGCGAAAACCGTCTGTCGGTCGTTGGTCGACAAGCGACTGAACTCTTGTTCAGTCCCCGCCGAATTCTTAACTTCGTTTGTTACTAGTGAGTTACTTAGCATGCTTATGCTTACTGAGTGACGAGCTAAAACACCCGTCGTTTGTTTAATGGCCCTTCTTCGGTACCTTCGGCTTTTTAGGCTTTGGATACTTAGGATACGGCCATCGTTTGGAGCGTGCCTTCCTCGCAATGAGGAGAGCAGCGCCCAGACTGAGTTCGGTTGCACTCAATCCGCTCAATATTAATGAGCTTCTGCTCGGCAATCCGACGTTGCGGCGATAAGCCTCTTCGTGAACTGTCGGCAGGATAACTGGGTACTGCCCAACACCCGGTGAATGGTAACCCCAATAATCAAATTGGGTATACAAGTCCCTTTGGCGTCGAACAGACCAACAGTAGTTGGTTATGTTTACAGTCGGATTAATGTTAGGAGTCTTCATGGTGTTAAGTAGTGAGCTCACGCCCACTACCCAATCCAACACGAAGGTCCAGGGTATGGCATTCCAGATAATCGCGGGGTTAACGTTAACCCCAAGAGCATCAAGAAAACCAAGCAATCGCGCATGCGCGATTTCCCATCCAGTCAATGAATAATTGTACTGAATCTCCGCATTAAACAGAGTAGGCTGAGCAACGGCCTTGGTAGTCCATTTGAACGCACCGGTTTCACCGGGGTAATTTGGACCTGGACCAAGGAAGTAGGGACCACGCGACTGCGTGGTTTCCATTTGCTGTTCAGCCCAAACGAAGCGGAAGTGCCTCGTTTGTCTCTTTCCGACACCGTTGACTAAGCGTACTATTTGCTCATCAACGGACGATAATACATGCATTACTGCCTGTATATCTTTCAACAACGGTAAGATGTTAAACTGCAGTTGCAGATAACCATCCGCCGTTGATTGTAGGATCTTACGAAGAGTCCCACCTGTTGCCACACCCTTAATCTTTCGCAAGAAAGAGAGGGTAGCATCAAGGGACCCACGTATAGACTTACCCAAGGATCTGAAGTCTTTTAGCTCTATTATGGAGTTAATTAGACTCAGCTCGGACTTAATCCCAGGCATCATACTATTGAGTGCATGTTGATTAAGTGAGTCGAGATCAGAAGGGGGACGAACAAAACTGTCCCCCTCAAGCTGACCTGGCTCGTACATCAAAGGCAGAGCAATCCATGGATTGTACTGCCCGATCCCGCCAACGTATCCACGCCAACCCAACAACGGATTCTTACAAACAGCAATGTCGTAAGATCCGCATGAGTTGAACGGTGTGGGCACACGCGCATCCGATTCGAGACGTAGTGTAGAAGGCAAGAATTCGGTCGAGCAAGAGCGTTTATAGTGCTCAAAACTCTTCCAAACGTTTGAATTCTTTCTATTGTTCTCTTCCTCAAGTTTCGCTTCGAGTCGATACTCAAACGCATCGATAACGAACGTAACTTTAAAAGGGTCTGGCTTAGGAGGTGAGTAACACGGTTCCCATGTTCCTTGCATATAGAACATGAGATCTATGGGACCACCACCAAACCAGTCGGACCTCGTGGATAGTTTCATAACCAATGGGGTTGAACTTTAACTGTTCAACATGAGGCGGCGCACAACAGGTGCGC